ATGACGCAGACTTCCCCTCGCTCATTGCTGGCCGCCCGTATCGGCCTGACCCTTGCCCTTGGCCTGCTTGATGCCGGGCGCGAAAAATATGCGCCCTGATGTGAGATAAATAGCTTTGGATTTTTTTGCGCCTGCTGCAACAGAATATCAAACTTGCGAAGTGAGCTTTGCTAGATCAACTAGGCGACTTCCTCTGCCAACCAACCAGGTGCAATGGGACGGTGATCAATCAATGGGAACTCCCCGGACTCTGGCCAACTGCGAAGCGCCCGGCGGTACGCCTGGAGTTCAGTGTATTGCCCAGATGTCAGCGTGGTGGTGTCATCCGCTTCCACTTCGTCGCGGTGACGCGATACAACACCGTCGGACTCGGAAAGCTGGGCGTCACGCCAAGCTCGCTCAACCTCCGCTAAAGCCTCCGGGGATAGAGGAGGAGGATCAACCAGCACCGGGTAACCATCATCACCCCAGGCAATAACCTTGCCTTCCGACTGCCCCGCCAGCAGCTCAGCGTGCCGTTTAGTAGAGATTTCAACCACGTCAGCTGGCATAGAAGCGTGGATTGCGGCGTGGTAGAAACCGCGAGTTGTTTTTGAAGTAAACACGAATTTCCCCTTATTAAAGACCGACAGCGAAGTAAACGACCGTTCTAGTCGCGGAGCTACTATTTCTTGCGCTTGCGCCTGCCGCCGCGTAATTCGGATGGAATGTCACAAAGTCGGTGCCTGACGCTACATCAGCGACCGTACCGATAACTTTTAAACATGCATTAGGGAATGCAATCGGGAACGAGAAACCATTACCAGCAATGCCGACAATGCTGGCCGTACCCCACTGAAGAATGAACCCGCTTGGGTGTTTTACGTACCCATTGGCGCCCAGAGAAGCCGCAAAATCAGCATTTTTGCCCAGTCCTGCGGTTGAGTCAGTAATCAGCCATTGCGTGTTTGAGATCGCCACAATTCTTAAAGATTGGCCTGTCTTTATATTAAACGACGTAACGACAATGCCACTCTGATCTTGAATTCCCGCCCCCCCTGACACTGAAAGAGTGCCAGGGGCCGTAGTCGTAAAAAGATTAAAACTTGCTCCGAGTGGTAGGCCGAGTGACAAGGGCTCGGGAAGGGTCAAGACAACATTCCCAGCTGTACCAAACCATATGAGCTTGCCAATATCGGCAACTGTCAGGATGCGCGAAACCAGAACATTCGAGGCCCCAGCAAAATTCCCGAGCGCCCGCTGTACAAACTCCGTCGTTGAATATGACGTCGAGTTGTCGAACTGCGGCGGGGTAACTCCCAAAGGAATGTCTGCAGCAGAAAGCGCAGCACCAGCTGTCACAAGACCTTTTGAATCGACTGTCACCTTTGACCAGGAACCAGCTACCACACCGCTGTTTGCCAAGGTCAGCGTTATCTCAGTGTCAGAGCTCCCATCAAAGTTACCGCTCCCTGTGGCGGCTCCCTTGAACTTCAAGGCGCGTGCTGTCGCCAGCTTGCTGGCTTGGCCAACGGCGGTGAGGCCATTAGCGATCCTATCCAACTGATCACGGAGCCACTTCGTTCGGTTCGCCAACTGCTTACCTTGCAGGTTATCGATACCTTCCGGTCCACCCAGCACGGGGTCGGATGTCTCAAGTTGGTAGATGCCTTCCGGCCATTCATTTACTTCAGGTAAATCAGCCATCAGCTGCTCCCATGGTTATATTGGCCGTCGCGACGAGCAAAGCCGTTGTGCCTGATGGCCACCGACTGATAGTCGAGCGACACCAGGCGGCAGCGTGTAGGGGCGACGGAAAGTAGAAGGCGACGCACGAGCGCTGCCTGGTCATTGGTAATGGCGCGCGTGAGAAAGACTCGATAAAGGGGCCAGGCGGCGGGGTTACCGTGGACGTGGTTCCCGTCCCTGGTGATCGCTCCATTGCGAACCTGATTGTTCAGCCCTTCCTGGATCGTCACCTCGCCAAAGCCCAGCAAGCGGATAACTTCGCGGATAGCCCAGGGTGTGCCCTTGGATCGATGTAACTCAGCCGAACTCTTGATCAGGTTTCGCTTGGCGCCCTCAGACTCGGCCAGCAGCCAGGCTGCTTCGTCGATGAGGGAAAACTGATCGGCCAGGACGGGAAGCAGTCGCGGCTTCACCAGGTCGACCAGGTACACCAACATCGCGTTGATATCGAGGCTTTCAAACGTCTCGTCGAGCAGCTCGCAGAGCAACGCGAAACGTTCATCGCCAGCCAGTGCTGGTGGCAGTTGCTGCTTAGCCATAAGCCACCCCCGCATCCTCCAGCAGGATCGATGTGCAGTTCGCCCATTCATTACTCAGCAGCTCGCGCCAGGCGCTGGGCAACTCCAGCTCGGCGCGATAAACGCCATTCACCTGCAGCAGCGCCGTTATCTGTTCCTGGACAAGATCGCGACCAAGCCCCGCACGGCGTTCAACCGCATACGCTTCGGCGGCAGCCCTGGCCGCCTTCATCGCCTCGGCTCGATCTGCTGTTGCATAAAAGGTCAGGCGTGCCTTGATCTGGTAGATCACTTCGGTGGGCGCAAGGGCATGCATGGTGTCGCATAACGGGCGTAGCTTTTCACCCGTGACCTGGCTCTTGATCCGCTGCAGTAGATCGTCCGTAGGCAGGCCGGTGTTGGTAAGCGGGAACAAAGCTACATGGCCATCCAATTGGCCTTCGTCCGGTCCATGTACAGCGACATCAATAATTGACTGATGCACTGCCAGGGCGTGGTATCGATAAGCACCACGGCTGCCAGCATTGCTGAAGGCTTCAGGGGCCAGGATGATCCGCTCGCGGTAGCGGTCATTATCTTCGTCCTCGGCACCGTCGGCGGTGACACTGGTATTAGCCGCCGTCAGACCTGCTGCAGGTGAGTTACCAATGCTGCTGATCTGACCAACGGCCCAACCGTTGCCAACCACCCCGGCCGCAAGACAGGTTGCAACAGTGCTTACCTGGGCCTGGCCTGCAGGAATAGTTGCATCCTGATCAGTCAGGAAGGTGATCTTAGCGTCCTGGGTGCTGATCCGAGTGCCTGCAGGAATCAGCAGTGGCTGCTGAACGGCGGCCGGCATGGTGAAGCGGATCGGGCAACGTGCTGGGGCAGCTAATAGCCTGGGAGTCGCTACCAGTTCGCCCAGGTAATCCAAAATCGGAGCTTTTGAAAAACGTACCAGGAGTTGCTCGCCGGCATTTTGAATTGCCATGTCCGAGCGAGTCTTGGCATAGGCAATCAAGTCGATAAAAAGCCGCTCGACCTGGGCGGGATACAGCGTTTTCCCCGACTTGCCCTCATAACGGGCAATCAGATCGGCCTCGGTCGCGGCCGGGTCGATGTCAACAAAGACGGGTTTAGGCAGCTCGCGCATAGGGCACCTCGGTCAACTGGGTGACACCATCCGCAACACGCCACTGCACCCGCACCCTGATCTGCGACTCTTCAATCTGCACCTGTACCTGGACGACTGAGATGCGGGTTTCCCAACGACGAAGAGCGTCGACCGTTTCCCGCACCAGGTGCGGCGTCACTCGGTTGACAGGCCAGTCGATATACAAATGCAGGTTGCTACCGAAGTCCGGCCGATGAGCGTCGGCGCCCTTGGGCGTGGTGAGGATGATGCGAATGGATTGGTCAATATCGCGCAGGCCCTCGACAACCTCCCCGGATGTACCGAGAGCGGGCTGCCAGTGGGCGGCGGTGATGCTGGTGTAAGGAGTGGGCGTCGTCATGCATCCATGATGCGAAAACCGTACGACGTCGGCTTTTAATCAAGTTTAAAGATGCTGATGATCGCCGATTGAGGCAAGCTCTACATTTTCGAACGAGGGTCAAGCGGTGAAAGGTACTTTGAAGAAAACGGCGCTTCAACTCGTAACAGAATTCAGCGTACCGATGATCATTTCAATCGCTTGGACGAGCTATGTACTTTGGGGAAAAGAGCTAACCGTTCAATCCATAGGAGCAAATTTTGGTGGGGCTTTCTTTTTCGTAAGCTGGATGAGCGGCCAGTTTTTTAGAGTGCGTAAACAGGCGAGTGTTGAAGAAAGCTTTGGCAGTGTAGAAAAAAGACTTAATCATTTGATCGATGAGTTGGAAACTAAATCCCAGCACATGATTGGCTATATCACTGGTGGTGACAGCCATCTGTACTTTTTGCCGCTCCAATCTGTAGGTAACAAAATCCAATGGCTTGCATGCCATAGCGGCGAGTATCCCTTGCATCAGGTTACGGTAAGAATTGTTGATTTAGAGATTCTACTTGGTTACTACAAGCCGGAAGATCAGCAAGGCTTCGATGTGAGGCATGACTTAGGTGAAATTCACTATGGTGCAAATTTCGCCCTTGGCGAAAACGCAATCGGTGATAGGCAGCGACTTAGCTTCAATATTTTCACCTACGCGAGGAATGGGAAGTTTCTTCAAGAGGTTAGATTTGAAAAAGTAGCAGGTGTCCTGCTTAAAGCTCTACGAATCACCAGGTCTGGCGGGGAAGTAGTTCGTGAAGAGATCGATCTCAATTTCCCCTTGAATGCCGAAGGGAAAGTCGTTTGGGATCGATACGAGACTCAGTGGGAATGATGGTTCGAGTTGCCACCGACATCCAGGACAACCCCTGTCGCGCTGACGTTGCCGTTCACGGCCACGTCGCCATTCACCTGCAGGTTGCCATTCAGGGTGACCTGCGGGATGTCCAGAGTCGCTGACGGCGCCTTCACCACCACCGGCTCGCCGGCTTCGACTGTGATGTTCCGGCCGCACTTCACCAGCAACGCCCCCACGCAATCCAACGTCATCACCCCGGCTGCACGGTCGTAGGTGGAGACCGTTCCGTCACTGAACCGCACATAGTCTGTGTCCTCGTCGACCACAGGCGGCGGCTCGGCTGTCGAATAGATCCCGCCCAGGTACACGCCACCCACGCCGTCAGCATCCAGCAGCACCGCGACCTGTTCCTTCAGCTCCGGCATCAAGGGGCGGCGCTGGGTGCCCTGGGTGTTGCGCTGGGGCACGTTGAGCCAATAGCTCTCAACGCCGTCACGGTCGTCCAGGCGTACCCGGATGCGGCAGGTCATGTAGTCCACGGCGCTGACCTCGCCGTACTCCAGTTGAACACCCATCAGGCGACCACCTCTTGTTGAATGCCGTAGGTCGACAGCGCCAAGTCAGGCTTGGTGCTCTCCTGGGTCATCGAGATCGAGGGCGCCGAGACGCGGCAAGACTCCAGATCAACGATGTAGCCGCCACTGCGGGTCATTTCATGCCGTGCTGAAGTGATCAGGTAGTTGCCACCGAGCTTGCCAGCCGCTGCCAGCGTGACGATGTTGCCACTGAGCAGGTTGGGTCTGCCCATGGCGGTCCAGGCGCCTGTTGTCCGGTCGCGGTTGGCCTTGGCCAGCTCGGCCTTGGCTTTCGCCTTGGCCTCTTCGGCCGAGGCACTGCGCTTGCGTTTCTTCTTTGTGTCGCCGCTGGTCGTGGCCTTGCTGGAACTGCTCGGCACCGCGACTGTTTCACCTTTATTGTTGAGGGTGTACGAGATCAGCTTTTTGGTCGCCGGCTCCTTGTGTTTGACCTCAACGGCCTTCGGCACCTCGCGGATCTGGTCACGCAGAGTGACGTTGGCCAGGTCTCCCAGCACCAGGGACGCGACCGGCACGCCCTTGACCAGCTCGCTGATGGCATGGAACACCATGCGCTTGCCGGTCACCTTGAACGCATAGTCGTACTCTCCCGCCAGGTTACGCAGGAACTCCAGGTCCGACTCCTGCTGTGTCAGCCGGTCGAGCTTGATCGGTTCGATACTGCCAATCAGCTCCAACCCCTGGCGGGCGGCGACCTGCTTGGCTACCGCGTCCAGGGTCGTGTTTTCGTAGGCCTTGTGTTCGGGGGTGCGCAACGGGCTGTTGATGCCCGTGCCCAGGGCGCGGATCGTGACCGACGACGCCGGGCAACGCAGCTCGATGCCATCGATCTCAAACCGGCCCACCGTGCGCATTGGCTGCCCCTCCCAGCCAATGGACAGCGCCAGGCTATCGCCGTGTCCGGGATACCAGGCATCGCGCCATTTGCCTTCAGCGTCCTCCAGCTCGACATCCAGGCTGTCGGCCTGACCAGACAAGAAGTCCATGTAGGTCAGTGACAAGAGGTGTTCGCTGATGTTGCGGGTGATGTTGCGCTGCTGGTAGGTCAGGACGAAGCGCGCCTCGGGCACCTGCTCGGGAATCATCGCATCCATGGTGGCAGATCCTCGGTTGTGGCCACGGGTTCAAGGACCGGGATGGCCAGGGTCAACCCGGCCGGCAACGCTCCAGTGATCGGCACATGCATGTTGGCCTGAACGATCGGCAAATACCGGTGAGCATCGCCGTAGTAGCGCCAGGCCAACTGGTCCCAGCGTTCACCCTCGGTCGTGACATGGGTTAAAAACATCAGGCTTTCCTCGTCAAGACTTGGGCCGCCAGGCCCGCCAATCGGGTGCTGGCACCGTCCATGGTGGCCAGAGCCTGGTCAAGCGACTGACGAGACGCGGTGAACCGATCCACGATGTTGCCCAGGTCTACCGGGTCGAGTGCTGATCGCGAACCTGTCACGCTGCTCAGGACGTTTTCGCCCAGGCGCGACAGGTCGGCGCCGTCATCGAGCAGGCCCGCGGCCGCAGTCAGCCCCTGCAAAGGCTCAATGGCCCTGGCAGTGACACCCAGCAGTTGGGGCACTTGGCCAAGGATCATCGAGGCGTTGCCGCTCTTGACTGTCTCGTACAGGTTCTGGCCAGCCTTCAGCATGTTGCCGGCCGTCTTGGCATGACCGATCACCGCTTGCACGGTGCTGGGGGCCGGCATCAGCCGTGAGATAAGTCCGGGCGATCCTGCTGCAGCAGCTGACGTGCCGTTCAACGCCGTATCGAGCAGCCCGGCGCGAGTCACCTTGCGGGTGAAGGCCCCGGTGTACTCCTTCAGGTTCAGCTGTACCACTGCTGATTGAATCTGGCCTGCTGCCGTTGCACGGCGGACGGCGTTGCCGATGTTGGTGATGACATAGGCGCCGTGGTACTCGCCGGAGCCCATCACAAACGCCAGGGGCTCGTGCTTGGTCTTGGCCTGGCGCAGTGCCCGCAAGCGTGCCTCGGGGTCGCCCAGGACAGGATGCAGCTCAATGGTCAGATTGCACTCGTCCAGCCCTTCGCCGATCCACTCCAGCAACGGCTTGCCCTGGATACGGGCATGCTCGGCCCAATCGGCCGAGCCGCTTTGTTCCATGCCGCTGATACCACCAGCAACGGTGAATTCGATCTCGCCCAGGATGGCAAACATCAGGCCATCCCTCCGTCACCCGAGCCGTAGCTCAAACGGCGCTTGTCGTGCATGTAGCGCTCCATCATCCGTAGAAACTCGGGATAGTTGGCCTGCAGCGCTTGCTGAACCTGTTGTTGAACGCCAGCCCCACCGGTCACGGCGATTTGCGGAGAGAAGTTGATGACGGTTTGACCGCCAGCAGCTGCAGCACCAGGAGCTGTGCCGCCGCCATTGCCCATCATGCTCGCCCTGGAGACGTCGGCCGGGTTCGGCGGTGCGAGGTCGACACCTGATTGCGCTGCCATGCCAAGCGCGGCCTTACGCACCAGGCCGGCCTGTGCACTGATGCCGATGGCGGCACCTTCGCTGATGTTTGCGCCGTAGCCCATGAATACGCGGCTCGGCGACTGGATACCGAGCGTCTCGGTGAACCAGCCTTTCACCGACGAACCAACGCCGATGACGCTTTCTTTCAGCGAGCTGGCCATGTTGCGAATGCCGTTGACCAGGCCCGTGACAATCATGCCGCCGAACTCGCTGAATTTGCCGGGTAGCTCAACGCCGAAATAACTCATCACCCCGGCAAAGGCCCTGTAGAAAAGGCCCAGCGGAGAGAAGTTGGTGATCAATCCGACAATGCCACCCAAGCCACCGTTGAAGCCTGTCTTGATCTCATCCCACAGGCCGACGAAGAACTTCTTAATCGGTGTCCAGTAGCGGTAGATCAGGTAAGCCGACAGGGCGATGCCTGTAATGAGCAAGCCGATGGGGTTCATCAACAAGGCTCGGCCAAGCCATAGCACCGTCTGACCGACCAGCTTCAGACCAAACAACAACGTACTGCCCAGGACTTTACCCAGGGCCAGCGCTCCGCGTGCGGCCAATAACAGCGGCGCCCCCAGAGCCATAGTGATTCCGCGCAAGAAGAGCCCGCTGAATCTGACAACAGTCAACAAGCCGCGACCAACACGGGATAAGCCGGTGATCAACGGTGTGAACTTGCCCATTTGCCACATGGCACGCAACAAGGTCCACTTCGCGGAGAGGGTTTTGATAGTCGTGGATATAGCCACGAAAGGCGACAGCACCAGGTTGGCCCCGTAGGCAACACCGATGAAGGCCAGTTTGCTGAGTAGCAGGCCACCAACCAGGCCGATGACGCCCTTGACGAGTCCGGGGTTCTCGCCTGCCCAGGTAGCAAATGACTCCATCACTGGCCTGACCGCCCGGGTCACGTCGACGAGGGCAGGTAATAGAATGCTACCGACAGTTATTCCGATCTCCGATAGATTAATCGTCAGCGCTTTCAACTGTTCCTTCGGACTCTCCATGCGCTTTTTCCAATCAGCATCACCAACTCCCTTGTCGGCATCATCGATACTGGTTTTTTGAATTCCACTTAGGTCTTTGCGGTTTGCCATAGCGGGTCGAACAAAAGAAAGCACCTGCATGTCGGCAAATAGCTCGCCCAGCTTGTAGGCTTCGTTCAAGCGTTTCAGGGCTATTTCTCGCTCGGCATCGTCCTTGATAGCCATCACTTTTTGAAACTCACCAGTGGCTTTCGGACCTTTGCTCCCAACATACTGAGTAATCACTTCAAGCATTGCCTGAACTGGAGTGAGACCCTTCCCGACCAGGTTATTCATCGCGCTTGTTAAGTTGATCCCGGCTCCCTCAAAGGACTTGAGCGTATCCTTCGCAGTTAACTTTGAGAGAAAGTTTTTGAAGTTGTTGGCTGCCTCGTCGTTGCTACCCGCGCCGCGTCGGGCAATCTGAAGGGAAGCACCAATCTCTGCTACGGCTCGCTCGCCAGTGATCCCCAAAGCGGCAAACTGAGGAGTCAGCTGAGGGAGCCACTTGGCCATGTCAGCAAGTTCGAATTGACCGCTCTTCCCTGCGGAAGCGAGCATGTTCATTGAGCGCTCAAATCCTGATGCTCCAATCCCCAAGTTGTCGTTGAGCGCAATTGCGACAGAGCCGAGGTCATCCATGCTGGCTCGTGTTGCAGTAGCGAACTTAGACATTAGAGGTGCATAGGCTTCCAGCTCTTTAACGTTGGAAATCCCCCCAGCGATCAGTACTTGGGCGCCTGCCGCCACTTCCATCTGAGTTTGGTTCCACTTCAGAGCGGAGCCCCTAAGGACATCGCCCAGACGCTTCTCTTTTGCTGTATCAAAACCACCGGTAATGGCGATGTCGTTGGTTCGGTCCTTGAAGTCGATGGCGGTACGCATCGACTGAATAACCGGTGCACCAAGTACAGCACCAGTGCCGATTGTTTCCATGGCTTGGCCACGCAGTTCGCCACGCTTGTTCTTGAGGGTTTCGCCACGGGCGATGCTGGTATTGAGGCGGTCCTGCTTGATCTTGAGTTGATCAATGGTTCTGCCGACCTGGTTGTACTGACGACGCATACGCTCGATGCCTGTACCACCTCGGGCAAGGGATGCGGCCAGTTCGGTCCCTATGAGCTTTTGCTTGGCCGTCAGGCCATCGGTCGCACGCCCGAGCTGCTGCACTGTTGACTTGGCAGAACCGAATGCGGCACTCAAGGAGCCCGACACAGCGGCCCCTATTCGTAATCCGACTAAGACTTCATTCGCCATAGAATACCCGGCAGGCTATTGGATTGAGGGTGTGCGCCCGAGACGCAGGCGCACGGCAGGACGAAGGTCCGGTGGGGCTGCCGATCAGCGGCTCATCTGTTCGGCAATTTCGTTGCGGCGATCAATCTCACGTCGACACACATCGACCCAGAACCAATACCGCTCCATGTCCAGCTCGTCGATCTCAGACGGCTGCATCCTTAGCACCAGCAACAGCGCTTCGTCCCAGGACTGCAGACAGGTCTCCTCCGTTAGCCATTTCCCGCAACACCTCGGTGGCTAACTTGGAGTCGGCGATGTCGAATTCGCTGAGGTCCTCATGAGTGATACCCAGCAATTTGGCGACGAGCATGTCTTCCAGCTCAGCCTCGTTTTTGGTGACTGACTGGGCAGCGCTGATGTCTTTGCGCTTCAGGCGTTTGATGGGCAACTTCGAGATCATGTCGCCGGCGGCGTTTTTGAAGGGAAACTTGAGGGTGAAACTAAATACTTCGGCCATCTTTGTTGCTCCAGGTTGTCGGTTTAATCGACTGCTTTAAGTGAGCCCTGAGCATCGCACCTGGCCGTGGCGATGACTTTTAATCGAGTTTAAAGAGCTGTATGAATGACAGGCCAACTCAAGACAATAGAAGGTAGGGATATGGTCGCGACTATAAAGAAAGGACTTCAGGCATTGCTTGAGAAAGGTGTAGAGGAGATCTACCACGCGAATAGCGTGTTGACCTCATGTGAGTTCTTGCGACACGGTGCCTTACTCTCAAGAGGGAGTATTGAGGCGCTGAAGCTCAGGCAGACGCCACAGAAATCGGACCTAATTGATAAGCGCTATCACATATGGAACGACATTTTTTTAGACTCTGTTGATATTCACGCTCGTGCGTCTGACGCCAATCGATACGGACCAGTAATGTTCGTGTTGGACACAGAAAAGCTGATCCATGAACTTACTTCTGGACTCTTCAGCGTAACCAAATTCAATCCCACCAAATGGGCAACCAAGCCGGTTAAAAATAGATGGATGCAAAGCTTTGAAGAGTTCGAAGCTGATTTCGAAGTAAACAGCTTCGATCAGATGATCGTCTTCCGGCACTCCAATGGACACGTTCCACTGAAGAGTGCACTAAGAAGAATTATTGTCGACTCTGCACCAGCAGTGGGAGATCAAGGTGTTGACCCATTTAGCTATGCGTTGGGCGCGCTAAAGCATGCTATGCACCTGGGAGCCTCTAGAGTCGTGCCTATCACTAAACGGGAATGCGCTGTCGGCTGCGGATGCCAGACTCATTACGCAGACGATGAGGAGAGGATGTTTAGTATGTTTCGCCCATTTCTTCGAAAGCTCTAAATAAAGGCCCCGCTCAGTGGCGGGGCTGGACTCTAGCTAAATCAAGCCTGCCCAATATTTTTTCGGTACTTGGACAACTGATCTTCACCACCGACCCGGAAGATATTGGACAGGTAGTCCAGCAACACCACTTCATCACCGTTGAGTACCTGACGCACGTAGGTAGCCGAGAATGGCGTTTCATACTTTGCCGGGTCGCGTGGTTTATGACTGCCCAGCTGGTACTCCTTGCCGGTGATGGTCATCATCGTGACCAGCGGGATCTCGTCGACCAGGCCACCGTTGTTGAACACCTGGACGTTGGAGCGGCATTGCAACTGGATGCTCTTGAAGGGAGTAACCAGCTTCTTCGCTGCTTCAAAGTACAGGCTGTTCCAGGTGATTTTGCCTTCCAGCTTATCAATGCCATCCGGCAGTTCGATCAGGCCAACCATGCCCAGCCCCTGGAAGTCGCTGGTCACGGTTTTGATCGAGCCCAGGTCGATCTCTTCACACTTGCCAAAGAAGCTGGCGCCGTCGAGGTAGATGGCGGCGTTGGAAATACGGTGTGCGCTAAAACCGGCCATTTATGCGGCTCCCAGGTTGACCAGGTATTCCCCGGTGATTTCAGTTTCAAAGGTGCCGCGCTCGAATGGCACGGGAACCCCGAGCTTGTAGCTGAACAGGACATGCCCCAGCTCCAGCTCTGTTTGTGGATTGCGTGCAGGGTCATACCAGCATTCGCCACCGAGCAACGCCTCGTCCTTGATCAGCTTGCGGATAAACAGGTTGACGCTTTCGGTCACGCTGGTGAGCAGCGAGTCGGTGACCGGCATGTCGACAAACTGCAGCGAGCTGTAGCGAATCGACTCGTCCACCACGTCCTTGGTGCGCCGCACATTTTCAAAGTTGCGCGTGTGGGTCACGGTAGGCCAGGCAGCGGAACGGTTACCCCACAAGCGCAAACCGGTGCCGAAGGAGTTGAAGACAGTGGTGATGCCATTTTCGTTGAGCAGATTGACCTCACTGTTCGGGTCATCCACCCGAGCCGTCAGGGGTCGCTCCAGGCCAATCACGCCAACCAGTTCCTGGTTGGAACTGCTCCACCAGTACCCCTTGTCGTTATCGATCTTAGCCCGCAGGCCTGCTGCGCGGATCGACAATGGCTGCAGGCGTGAGCCATCGGTTGGCGCGTCGTACACCTTCACATGCGGATAGCACAGACGCACACGGTCGCTGCTGGTGTTGAAGTTGATTGCGCCGACCGGACCGCGCCCGGCAATAGCTTGCTGTACCGTGGTCCCGATAGGCGCATCGATATAGGCAAACGCCTTCACCTGCACAGCTGAGGCGATCAACTCGACACTGACCGAGTTCAGGGTGCTGAAGCCCGGCGCAATGAAGATTTTCGGGAAGTACCCGAGCAAGTTGTAACTGTCTTGAAAAGCCTTCAAGCCAGTACGCCGGCCGGCGACGGTGGTGCCACCGATGATATCGGCCGGAGTGACCTTGCTCGGATCGGCGTATGTGTAATCCGCTTTCACTTGGGCATTGGCGGGAATGCTGCCGGCCGGCAGGCGAGCCACTCGACCGGTCAGCATGTTCACCGTGTAGTCAGTACCCAGCTCGTAGGTGGTGTTGCCATCCGCCGACTTGATTGCCAGCAACTGCAGCGCACCATGCTCCAGCTGCAGCAGCTCGTTATCACCGAATTGCTTTTCCTGGCCCACAACGCTGGTGCGGTGAATCGCTGGATCGAGGACGTTGACCACCAGCACCGTCCCGGCGCCATAGGCATAGATGCCTTCCAGGGCTTCAGGAATGCTGAAGCCGGTGAGGTGCGTGCCGAACTGAGCCGCATCTACTTCGTTCAGCGATTGGGTCAGCTCGTTGACCGGTCCGATGGGCGCTGTGCCGACCAGGGCGATTACCGCCGACTTGACCACGCGAATGGCACGCGGGCCGCGCTCGACTTCAATGGTTTCGATACCGTGTAAATAGTTGGCAGCCATTGGGCTTCACTCCTGTCCAGGTTTCAGAGGCGTGGCTGCAGTCTTGCTGGCAGGCTTCACCTCAGGTGGTGCAAGCACCAGGTGCTTGAGTTCCAACAGCACCAGGGTGTACTCGTGGTCGGCCGGCAGATCGACGGGTTTGCCCGGCTGCAGCTGCACGTCCAGCAGTTCGCGGGCTTCGCCTACCCGCAGAGTGGCGCCGCTCTGCGGACCGTTATAGATGTAGCGGGTAAGCTTCATGGGGCTTCCTCAAAAAAAGGCGGGAGCAACGGTGCACCACCTGGTGGAGTCATGACCTGCAGTTGAGTGGCGCGCAGGGCGAAGTCCTGGCCGTACTGCCAGAGGCCCGAGACCTGGCCAATGAACAGCTCTGCAACTGGACGGCAGGCCTGGTCGCAATGCGGCGCAAACCAGCCGGTCAGGCAATCGCGAATACGGTCGAGGTAGCTGACCGCTCCGTCTTTGCCGTGGAGCTGACGGAACACCAGGGTCAATCTGATGACGATGTTGCGAGCCTGAAACATCGAGTCACCGGCCTCGGACCCGCCGAAGGTCGATTTGCCGTAGGCCAGCAAGATCGAACCCCGTGGGTGGTTGAGGCGGTAACGTGCAGGGTCTTCAGGAAAAAGCTCGATCATCAGCACCTGGCCGAAGGTCTCCTGCAGGCGCTTCTGCATTGCTTCCAGGAGTTGCTCGGTTTGGGTTTTGGGTTGAGTCATCAGTAACGCTCCCAGAGATCGCCGCCGAACTGCTGGCGACGTGCACGGACACGGATTTCACCCGGCTCGGGCGCGGCCTGGCCGCCAGGCATGCCCAGGGTGACGACACCATCACGGATGCTTTCCAGGAGCTTGATGGTGTCCTTGCGGCTGTCCTTCACCGCGTCGGGCAATGCCCCTTCGGGCCGGCGCTGATACAACCAATGCCGGGCCAGGTACACCACTGCATCCCGCAGCACGGTTGGCGCCGGATCGAGCGGCAGGTTGTAGCGGCCCCGAAGATAGCCATCCACCAGCTCTTCCGCCTGCCGCACGCCGTCCTCGATCACGTTTTCGTTGGGAGACATGGCGGCCGGGTCATCGTTGGAAAGCTGAACCAGCGTCATCTCCGGAATGGCATTGCCGATGTCGGCTCGGGTGCAGTAGCGCATCATCCTTAACCCGCCTTCAGCTCGACCAGGGCTTCAGGGAACAGGCACATGGCCAACGGGTTCGCCTGGGCTTCCAGATCCCAGCCTTTGCCCAACTTGCGTTCCTCGGCCTTGCTGTAGAAAGGCTGGCCAATGGTGTTGACGGTTTCGTTGTAGTTGGCCGGGGCGTTGAACATGCGGAACACCCCACGGGCAACCGGGAACACCTGGGCGATGTCGGCCGGAATGAAACGTTGCCCGCTGACGGTGACGTCGTATTCGATGTACTCGATGCCGCCGAAGGTGAAGCCCGAGCGCACATCACCGCCGAGGCGATCCTGCGCTTCCTGGTAGTTGGCAAATGCGGCTTTGACCTTTTCGTGGTCGATAAACGCATCGAACCAATCCGGTCCGCACAGCGCACGGAACCCGGTGACCATCACGCCGCCCAGTTTGGATTCGGAGTAGCGTCTGGCGTCGAGGCAGGCCTTGCGCACGTTGGTGCCAGCATTGCTCAGCGCTACCGTGATTTTCTTCTGGCTGACTTCGAACTCTTTGAAGAGGTCGGTCAGGACTTCGCCGTCCGCGTCCAGCAGCTTGCCGCGCAGCGCGCCCACGCGCTGGAATTCACGGGTGGCTTCGATGCTGTTCTTCAGCTCCTGCAGGTTGTCGTTGATCACCGTCGCCACTGGCGCGGAGGTGTCTTCCTGGCCAAAGGCGGCGACCCCCTGCAATTGACTTGGCAGGATCGGCCGGTTCAGCGGCAGATGCAGAGTTTCAAACGTGCGACGCTTGCGCTTACCGCCTTTGATCGGAGCCGGATCATCATTGCGCGATGTGTTGGGCACCAGCACCAGACGCCCCTCGCGTTCATCGATAACGACGCTGGTACTGGTGACGCCTTTTTCATCGAACAGCCCCATGGCGCCGACCTTGCCGGGGATCGCTGGCAGTTTGTTCACTGCGGCGGTGAGGTTGGCGACGCTGAACATGTCTTGCAGATTCATGGAGTACTCCTGATCAGAGGGCAGCGCGGGCAACAATGCCCAGGGTGTTGAGTTCGTCCAGGGCGGTGGCCTTCTGGGCTTCGGCGATGCCGGCTGGCCAGGTCAGTTCGGCAGAGTCGACGACGGCCCCGCGAGAGATCACCACACCCGGCTCATCGCCATCCGTTGCATCCACGGCTTCAATCAAAATCGCCGCAGATTTTTTGGCCGTGCCGGTGCCAGCGAGATCAAGCACCTGGTACTTGCCGGAAACCTTTGCCAGCACTTGGCCGAACGCGTAATTCACCCCGCCCAGCAGCGTGACTTTGTCCTTCGTCCAGCCGGGGCAGACTTCGACCAGCAGCAAGTCGCCCGGATCTTTCGGTTGAGTAAACGTGGCCATGGGGCCTCCTATCGTTTAGAGCGGGCTTCGGCGTCAGCCAGCAGCGGGTTGGTGGGTTGAGTTACGGTCTTGCCTGCACGGCCTTTGGTGGCGACCTCCGCGAAGCTGACGCCGCCGGCCAGGTCGCTGAAGATCGCCTTCAGGCCATCAATCAACGACTCGCGGGCATCGTCTTCGCCGAACTCCAACGGCGTTTCGCTCGACTCGGCGTAGTCCAGTGCTGCAATGACTGCTGGGGCGTGCACCGGCTTCATTCCAGCCGCCACCAGTTTCTCGGCGTACTCGACGTTCGAGGCATGGATAGCGTTCTGAGCTGCGGTGAGGGTGGCCTTGTCGCGCTTGGCGATTTCGGACTTCAGGCGTCTGTTCTCCGCCTCCAGGGCGGCCTTTTCCGTTGGACTCACGGTGTGTTCCTCGGTGGTGGGTTGGGTGGGTTCGGTGAATGAGGGGCGGTCATCTTCGCGGCGTGACTCGGCCAACAGGTTGTCTACGTCCCAACCCGGTACAACGCGGTCAGCGTCTTCCTGGCTGAACTTGTCGATGAGCCATTCGCGCAGGCGGCGAAAGACTCCCGCTGAAACGCTGTCGCCGAAGTCGCCGAACTCGATTTCCAGCACACCCTCGCCGTCATCGAATTCGATATCGGACAGACCTTTGATCGCAGGCGGTTGGGCGCCGAGAAAGCCGATATGACGCAGGTAGTAGATGCCCGGCTTGGGATTGCGTGGATCGGTGGGGGCGTACCAGGACGCGGAACGCGGATACCAGGTGCCGGCCGCAACACCTTCAGCGAAGTCGTTGTGAACCTGCTCAGGTACTGCCGTCGCTTCGCCTTTGGAGTTGCGGCTTATGGACCGAACCCAGCCATAGGCCGGCCCGTTGTCCTTGGGGTGGCCGATGACCAGGGGCGCCCGATGTAGCGCTGGGTCGTAACCGTTGATGGACGCCGCCAGGTCTTTCTCGCTGAACTCGACGGTTCGGCCCTGGCTATCGACATGCTTACCGGCACGAAAGAAAGGAATGGTTTTCATGGTCTGTGCACTTCGGTTGAAGGTGATGCACACAGACTGAGCCAATGACCGGGCGAAGACTTTTAATCGAGTTTAAAGAGTGTCTTTGAGATAGCGGCTCTGAACGAGCCGCTGAAAGGAATGAGTTACTTAGCCCAGCGATCTATTGCAACGCCGGCACTGACACTTAGATGTTCCATATGATGGTAGTGATCCGATAGCTCATCACCTTTTTGAACCACCGTCATGTCGCAAAGGTAATTGCCTGTCCCATACACCGACTGAACGAGTTGGGTAATGGGATCTTCCAGCTCTTTTTCTGCTGGATCAGTAGTTGCGGCCTCAATACTGTAGACGCAGGCTTTGTCGTCAAAAAAAACCTTCACAAGTCCAGCATGCTCGGAATTGTGATCAAGGAACTTGGCGACCAAGGTAGCAATGAACCGGTGATCCTCATCGGGAAAGCTCGCTCGGGCTTCAAGCAGAACACGATGTTTACCGATTGTGATCCATTCTGAGTGAAAACCATCTCTTGGCATTTGAATCTCCTTATGAAATAAGCCTGAGCTGGCTTTATAAAGGCTTTAGGACAGTTTTTCGAGGGACATTTAAAGCACCGCAGCCGCATATGCGCTCAGGTGCCTCTGAGGGGCTTACAGGCGAGCGGCTTTTTCCAGGTGATTCATGGCCAGATCCAGGATGGCCTCTTCTGCTTCGGGCTGCAGCTCGCCCTCTGCGTCCATCGGCAAGTATGGGCGACCTGGAATGTTACCCCACAAGTGGGGGAAGTCCGACTTGCTACCACCGAACTGCATCATGGCGGCATAGGGTTTGTTACTACCGACCAGCGCAGAGCTGTCGGTCGCTTGCGTCGTGATCGAGGCGGCCAGGCCTGCCGAACTGACCTGCAGCATCTGCCCAGGCCAGTTACCGTTTTTCTCCCGGCGTGCCGTGGTTACATCGGACAGGTCTTCCCACTCGGGGCGGCCTTCCTCCCCGAAGTTTTCCTCGGTCTGGCTGGCCAGCTCGGCGGCGATGCCGCGCATCAGCGGTGCAAGGTCGCCCACGACCCACTCAATTTTGCGCAGGGCGGCCTGCAGGCGCTGGTGATCCAGTTCGACGGTGAACATTTCAAACCTCCTGGGCGGCTGCCTGTTTGCGCTTAAGCATGTCGACCAGGCCTGTGCCTGGCGCGTGGTTGAAGCCGGGGTCGGTACGGAAGGTGATGGCCTTGCCAGCGGCGTCTGTTGTGCGAAGGCCGGTGACAGGTGCGGTACGGACTTCGCCGGTACGTTTGTCGATGCCGGTGTCCACGGTCTCGGTGAACATACGGCCTTCGCTCGACACGACCTTCAGGCCTCGACGCTTCACGGCGGCTTCGCTCAGGGCCACAACACGGCAACGGCAGTTGAAGCCATTCGGTGGGAAAATCGCCGACCAGATCGGGTCATCGTGGCGAAACACCTGGCCATTTAGCGCTCGATGGCTCGGCCGGGTCTTGCCGTCCAGGATGGCCACGTACATCCAATACGGGTGCGTCTCTGTGGTTTGCTCCATCTCGGCCTTGCGACCGGCCATATAGGCAGACTGCAGGTTGGTCTGATAGATCGTCTTGAGACGACGCGGACTGCCCACCTGGACCAACTTGCCGACGCCTTCACTGTCGACAATGACTTGCTGGCCCCACCAGCCCTGCGACTCCAAGACGGGCTGCAGATCCGCGATGAACTGCTTGAGGGTCTGACCTTCCTGCAGCGCGGTTTCCAGGGCGCCGCGAATATCCGACAACAGATCGAGGCGCATGGCCTTGGCCACGGTGAAAGACTGGTCGTGCGCCTGGTCGAGCATTTCCTGCCAGTTCCAGGTGATCGCATAGCCTTTGGATTTCAGGTAGGCCACAGCATTTTTCGGCTCCATACCGAAGATGGCCTTGAGGTCAGCCGGGTTCGGGTTCTTCGTGGTGGCGGCCATCAGTCCTCCTGGTCTGCGCTGGCGTTCAGACGGCCCCAGATGTCGGCCATGAACAGCAGGCGCGTGAGGTTCTCCTGTAGCGCCTGGTCATCCATCTTCGGGTACGCTTCGGCCAGTAGGCCGAGCGCCTCGGTGTCAGTGCGAGCGCGCAACAGTGTCTCGATCAGGGAGGCAACGGCCTGTTCGCTCTGCTCCTGCAGCAGATCGGCGGGAAGACTGTCGATGGCCTGGTCAAGCGCTACCTGGTCGAGAATGGGCTTCAGGGTCGACTCGGCAAACTCCGACGATTCAGCCGGAGGCGGGGCCTCGTCCAGGTCACCGTCCTGCAGATTGTAGGTGCGCTTCCAGTACGCGCTGGTGAACTTCACGCCGGACTCAGTCAGCGCCTTGTCGCGCTGGGCCAGAGTCTTGTCGATTTCTTCCTGTTCCCACAGCTCGTACAGAGGGGCCACGACATCAGTGCCGAAGTTGAGATCTACGACCAAGCGAATACATGCGTTCAATGACGCAGCAACAATACCGGCATCGCCATCGCGGATGTCTTTGGTCACCTCAGCGCCGGCTATAGCACTGGCCCGATTGCTGTCCTTCTCGGTGGTCTGGTTCTGCCCAAGCATGGCCACGTTGATCTCGCTCCGACAGTACTCCAGTAACTCACGGTAAACCTCAGCGCTGCCGGCTTTGCCAGCAGCCTCGATAATCTGCACGCTGGAGTCGTCCGGGATCGCTGCCACGGCGTCTTGCACCATGGCTTCAAGGCTATCGAGCAACAAATCGGTTTCGCCATCAGTGGCACCGCGTGGATGTTTACCGATGATCCAAGGGCTGCCGTATTTTTCGGTGAACTGCACCCAGAACTTCAATCCACCTTTCATGAAGGTGGTGGGCCAGAAGCACATGCTGAGATCAGGAAAGCCGTAAGGGTTTGCGTAGGTGGCGTCCTGCCGGGCAACGATAAAGCGCTGAGGGTCGCACAGCTCGCCGTCCTGGCCTGCTTCTTTGGAGCGAAAGCGCAGTGCATTGTCTTTGTCATAGAAGAACCACTCGGCCGGTTTACCGAGCAGGTCGTCTGGCACCAGGTTCATGCCTACCGGCTGCCACATCAGTTCGATGGGCTGATATCCAAATAGAGGCGCATCGAGCAGCTCGCGGATGATTCGATCAAGGTCAAGGTCCGTGAGCCAATCACGAATAAACCGCTCGACCTTGATGGGCGCATCGCCACGCCTGATGCCGCGCTCCAGGGACAGTACGGAAGCCTTGCGGCGACGGACGTTGCCGCCGACTAATGCCGAGCTGCGAAGATCACGGTAAACCGTGATGTCCTTGCCCAGAGCCTTAAGAATTGGGTCAGGGTTGGGTAGATTGGCGCCGCTGAAGCCACCCGCACTGGAACGGCCGCGGGTCGCAATATGTTGATCGAGCGCCGAGCTGCGCTTGGCGTCAGCAAAGCTGACAAATTCAGTGGGGCTGACCCACAAGCCTCTCTTGTTCATGCATACCCCTGGGTAATGCGGGTGCCCTGACGGGGGCGACGGGATTTAGCGGTGACCGGCCCATTGGGGCCATCACTCGCGTTCAAGGCGAGGAATCCAGCCCAGGCTCGGTCAGCGTGGCCAGTCGCATCGGACTCGGCCACAAAGCGTGGGGCCCCGGTGGGGCCGGCAACTTTCTGAAGCTTGTGCAGGTCGTTGCGCAGATCGGTATCGCCCAGAGGGATACGGATCTGCTTGTCCTGGAACACTTCCTTGCCACGGGTGGCCATGGTCAGCTTGCTGGCGGCGCTGAAGATCACCCCTTCAACCCGCATGGAGCCATGCCTGCGCTTGGCATCTTCGACAGGCTTTTCCCCCATACCGGTTTGGTCCATACAGCAACGCAGTACACGGTAACGGGCGAATACATCATCGAGCAGCGCGTCCTGCTCCTGGAACGAAGCGCGTTTGCGGGTGATGATTTCCCGTGTCCAGTACACGTCGCCGACTTGCTCCAGCACCCAGATCACGTACAAGTCATTGCGAATGCCGATATCGACACCAACAAAACAGGGGCCGCCGGTGTATAGCTCCGGGCGTCCGGCCCGGTCATTCTCGACATCGTTGATCAGATCAAAGCTGAGCCAGGCGCTGGCTTCGTCCAGCCACTTCAGTTCAAACTCTTGAGACCAGGCGTCCTCATCATTGAGGGCGGTGCGCATTTCCTCAATGTCCCTTGGCAGGCCATCAGCAACAGCGTTGTAAATATCTACAGTGTGACGCGACCAGATCTGGGCGAGTTTCTTGTCCGTCATCAGCTCATAGAATTTGTTGCCCTTGCCGTTCGGGGTGCTGGTGATGCGCAACTTCCAACCGTTGGAGATCACCGGGAACAAAGCGGTCCAGATTTTCCGGCTGTCCTGGTGAAAGGCAAATTCGTCCAGGAACACGTTGGCGCTGAAGCCACGGGCAGTATCGGGGTTGGCTGGCAATGCGGTGATCTTCGACCCGCCAGGCAGAATCACATCCAGCATGGTGAAGCGCTCGCCAGACGTGGTTTTGAACTCGCCTTCAATCTCTTGCACGGCCATGTTGTAAGCGCGGCAGTGCTTCTTAACGCCTTCGTCCATAGCCTCCTTGGCCTGACGCTCACCACGGGACAGGATCACCCATCGGGTACGGCTACCACGCGACTCCGCTGCAAAGCAGTCGTCGACGATTTCCAGGGTACTGGTGAAGGTCTTGCCAGTCTGACGGGCAAACATCCCGATCTTGAACCGCGCAGGGTCCAGCAACCATTTCTTCTGATAGTCGAGCAGCGGAACCGCAGGCTGTTGATTGCTCATAGCCCATAGACCTCTTGGCGGATGCGCTGCAGGGTGTCAGGCGTGAGTGCGCCGGACTTGCCCAAATCATCCAGCTTGCCTTGTTGCTCTTGGATCAAGCGCTCTTGAGCAGCTTTCTCGATAGCCTGGCGCTCTTTGATGCTCAGGGTCCGGGCCTGCATCGTGTTCTTGGCTGCCCGCGCCAGCTCGGCCACCTCCTTGGTGGTGACATCATCTTTTTCATGGGCGCCCATCGCGGCCTGGTAAGCCAGGGTCGATATCGCCTCGACCAGCAAAGCGCCGGTCTTGTCGGATGCGTCTTCACCGAACGCACCCACGAAGGCTTCGGCCTGCTCGCGGTGCTGGCGGGTCTTCTCCGTCAGCAGATCGAAGCCTTGCTTGAAACGCCCCAGCGCACTGCGGCTGGGGGCTTTTTCGTTGGGAAAGCGCGACTGGATGTCGGCCAGCATGTCATCCAGGGTCATGCGGTCTTCGCGCAGTAGCTTCTGGATGTACGCCTTGACCATCGGCGGAAGGCGATTGATGGATGATTTCCCAGCCATGTTATGCCCCCGGCCGCTTGATGCCTGGTACTCGGGCGCGGCCTGCAGCGATGTCCTGGCCGCGCTCGGTCAGGGTGGCCACCAGCACCGGCCCGACATCGGAAACAGTCACCGCGCCTTGTTCGGCCAGCCAGTGCAGTTCGGTTTTCACCTGGTCGCGGCTGAGGGTGTGGCCGAAGTTGTCCAGGGCCATGGTCAGCACCGAGCTGTTGGCACGGTAGCCGGTCGTTTCGGCCAGCAGACGCAGGATCACCAGGCGATAGTCTTCACGCAGAAAGGCGGCGTATTGGGTCATATCTTTTCTCGCAGCAAGTAATCATTGATCCGGTCCAGCGAACGGGCCAAAGGGCCCAGCGCTTCCTTGACCCCCGACAGTTCGGCCCGTACAGCCTTCATGTCGCCCAGCAGATCGGTGACGGCGGTCTGGTCAGGCAGGTGCCGGACGTGTTCTTCCAGGGCGACGATGCGCGTGCGCAGCTCCAGCAGTTCTTGGGCGCTGGCGGTCTGGCGTTTGGTCATCCAGGTGTAAATGCCGAGTACCGTCAGGACCAGCCATTGCACGGTCTGGAAACCGAAGTTGAGTTCGTTCAGATTCATTCAAAACCCCGTGTGGCCAAGTGTTCCAAGGCGTCTATGCAGTCAAAGCAATGTTCGATACCAGGGTTGTCCTGGCGTTGATCTTCAGGAATGGCATCACCGCATTCCTCGCAACGTGAAGCCGACCGGCCGGAGCCTCGTCGAAGGTCGCTGTTGCGCACGCGCAATTCCGCATCGCTGATGTCGTCATCTGTAGCGGGTTCAGCTACATCCATAGGGCGTCAGTCCTTTTCCTGGAGATCAAGCAAGGCATTGAATTGGGCGAGGATGGATCGGGCCCACAGGCCGTAGTCCTGGGCGTGGGCAAGAATGTCGGCGGGAGTGACGCCGCTTTCCAATAGTTCGGCTTCAGAGCCGGTGGCGGGCCAGGCCGCTTTTTCAGCTGCGGTGATAGCGGTGCCCGGTCCTGGGGCGGGCACACCGAGGGCGGTGTTGAAGTCGCGCAGCCAACCAGCAGTGAACACGCAACGAGGGATAGGCTTAGCGACAGCGCCAGGCGCTGGAATGTATTGGGTCGTGACATGGGGGATTCGCTCCTGGAGCTGGCGTTTCTCTTCTGCGTGTCGGTCGAGGGTGGTGAGCAGCAAGGCCTCGGCTTCGTTGGCACGGGTGACCTGCTGCAGCAGCTGCAGACGGTTTTCCTTTTCCGCCGCCCCGGCCTGAACTGCCTGCGTGGCCTTGAATGACTGCAGGTCGGAATTGCCCAGGGCTTCGGCGTACCGAAAGCCGAAGCCGTAGGCAATTGAGCCAGCAGCCGCTGCGCTGATCACGCAGGCCAGGCCGGCAACAAGGAGTCCTGTAGGCAACCGTTCAAGCACCATGGCGCTGCCTCATGCGGTAGCGGGATCGGGACTTACGGGCACGGTTGCCGGTCTTGCCGTGGCGATAGAGGGGCATGACGCTAGACCTGATCCAGGTGCCAGCAGCAGTGCTTGGAGTGGGCCAACGACAAACACCCGCAAGCCCCGCCAGCAGCGCAGCGAAGGCCCGACCAAAGAGGTTCAGTCTCATGACGAAGCCTCCTGGTCTGGTTGCTCGGCCTGCTCAGGAGGGCCCTGTTTGACCAGTCGAGCAATGAACAGCAGAACGGCTAAGCCGCTGTTGACTGCCGCATAGGTCGATGAAGAAAGTTGCGCTTGCCACATCGGCAGGATGGTGGCCTGGGCGAGACCGAGCAGCGCAATGACGATGGCCAGTTGGACGCTGTGAAGCTTCCAGCAGCAATGGCAGTTGTCGATCAGCTTCATGCTGGCTCCCCGTGATAGGCGTCGGGGACAATGCCGGCCAGGTGCAAGCCTTCAGTGATCAGTGCTTCGCCGTACCAGTTACCTTCGGGGAGAGGGCCGGCGCCGTTTTCGTGGCGAATGATCGCTTCTGCCAAAGCGCGCATGGTCCGGTAGTCGTACACGTCGATACGCTCTTCAGGTGACACGCCAAGGCGGCCAGCAACCTGACGGATATAGCTCTCGGTGTTGTTCTCGTTCGGCGGCGCCCAGCGACCGATAATTGCGCGGACAGTGCGCAAGCCATGCTTGTCCTGGTAGGTGATCAGGGTGCGAGCCAGGGCTCGGATGCCCCATTGGGGGCCAATGAACTGGACGAACGCCGTGTCATTCTGATTCGCCGACATGCCTTGCCAGCGGGTGCCTTTCACATGGCGGATATTGCCGGGGTTGAAGTTGCGGATACCGCGAGGGGTTTCGGGTCGCATCGGACGCCTCCTGTAGTGGCGCCATACTTTTCGGACGCCAGAAATACACACGCCGCCATAATCGGCGGCGCGGTACAGGAAGGCTTTTAATCGAGTTTAAAGAGATGGCTATCTTGGGGAATCAACATGCTTTCTTAACTAAGCCCAACCTCGGCTATGCTGAAAGATCTCTACTTGGGCAATGCTTTGCCTGTATGCATATACCATCTGACCATATTTATTCTGCAGAGGTATGAAGAAAAAATATGGCAAGATTATCCCAAAAAAGAAGGTTGCCACGAGCAGAATCGAAGATGTAAACGCTATTCCAGAAAACAGCTCTATGATGAACGCCAAAGCACCTAGGGCCATCCAGCCTACGATGGGGTTGAGTATCATTTTTCTACGAGCATCTGCGAGGCGCTCGCGTAGATGAGTGAGAAGCTCAGCCACCTCCTCACGGCTTCGGCTATTCAGATCATCCAAGCCATAGTTATAGATATTGCCACCAGCCACTTGCCCGAAACTGCCATGGAACTCCATACCCATTATCCATTCGCCTGAGGCAAGTCAATTTTAAGCTGACCGTCTGGAGCTTTTAACTGATCCAGGCAAATGGATTTACAAGCTAACTTCTCAATGAAAATGCTCCTGCCTTTCGAATCGATCTCTATATAGCAGGTGTGTCCTCCAGCCTTGTAAGCATCGGGAATGCTTGCTGACTCTGGCACATCGAACAGGATCGATGTTCGGAAATTTTCTTCCACACGGATCCTCTCAAACTCCTGAGAGTATTTGTCCAGTCCAGGACAAACCTGACGAACCGCCGGGAGCGTTTTCATTACCAGCGGATCATCAGACGGCACCGAAAACACAGAAGATGCGGCGGCTATTTCGCAACCCGACAGGGTGAGTAGTGACAGCCCAAATACTCCCAAGATCTTTTTTTTCATTCCCATGTCCTTAGTTAGAAAAAAAATCCGCCAATAAAAATCCCAAGCAGAAACAAACCAGCCGAATTTTGCCGATGCAGCATTACAAAATCCCTGAATGTCAACTTGCTCACCTCAAGAGGTGGAGGGGCTTTTTGCTGGTGGGGTACAAAGCCTTGGACAAACTCTAGCGTCTTTTGAAGCTGTGGTTTCTGAAGGTTATTGAGCTGAGTACGGCCGAAGGTTAACTCACAAAAATTGTTCATCTCGGCCTTAGCATCTTTTTCAGCTACCGCTCGCAGCACCTTGCCTACTAAGCGGCGTTTGTCAGCCTCTTCTTGTAGGAACTCCAATCTTGCTTGTATTGCATTTCGTGCATCAACGAACTGCTCAGCAGTGATCTCACTAATTGTGGTCACCCCGAGTTGAGCGTGAACTCTACGCCAAACATCACGGGGGTCATCCCCTAGTTCCTCACATTTTGCCCGCAGTTCATGAAGCTCCTTACGTTGGGCAGATACCAAAAACCGGGATTCAGTCTTATCCACAAGGCTGATATTGACACCGTAGTTGTTTATATCGCCCCCAGCCGCTTGGCCTACCTCACCATGAAAGTCCTGGCTCATGGATCACTCCTTGGATTTCACATCCCCAACATTGAAGGTAACGCCTGACTTGTTGGTGATATTGCCAGCCACAGCCTGGCCCACCGACCCGTGGAACGTTTGTTTAACCGGGGCAGATCCCGCAGTGACAGCCGCAATAGCCGCTGCTTTAACGGCCACCGGAGCAGACCTGAACTTTTCAAGCAGCTCTGTTTCATCAGCCGTAAGCGAACCTACAGAGCGTTCGCCTGTAACGATATACAACGTGTCGATACCAACTTTCGCGACCGCAGCAAGGTAATCCGCACCGGGATACCGCTCACCCTGCTCGTACTTGAGCTGAGCAAGCTTCTTGACCCCTCCGATGGCCCCAATTGCGGACTGGCTAAAACCCAGCCGCTCACGCTCTTCCCTAAGGCGCTCTCCGATATTCAAAAGCATTACTCACCACTTGACAGGTATCTTTTTGCATACCATCATGATTACCACATAACCCAATTATCTTTGCATCACAGGAGCCACCACCATGGCCACCCATGCCAAAGCCCTAACCGCCGACCAGGTGAAAGAGAACTTCCGCCGCGTCGGCAAAACCTTCACTCAATGGGCTCTCGAAAACGGCTATACCCGCAACGAGGTGTACCGCGTCCTCAATGGCCAGGCCAAAGCCAATTACGGCAAGGCTCATGACATTGCAGTGAAGCTTGGCCTCAAGCCTTCTGCAGCGTTGGCTGCATGATGGCTACATTACAGCTGCCCCAACGTACTAACAGCCTGATGCTTGAGACGCCGCAGATCGTCGTGCACTCCGTGCTTCGGCAAGCTGATCGCACAACCATGTCAGGGTCTTGGTTGCCTCAGCCTCAATTGACTGTCCAGGCCACCGAGCTGACAGCAGCGCGTGATCTATGCCCTCAGGTGAAACGAGCCCTTGAACTTCAAGAGCGGCAGCAAGGCGTAACCAGCCCTGTGCCAATGCATTCACCTGTGCCTCAAGCCTCTCAATACGGTCGGTCATTTCTCATGTCCATGTTGGGGAATGTACCCGAAAACATTGCACCCGGCGCAATCACTTTGCATAGCTGCAAAAGTTCAGATTGTTTGGAGTGCGTTTCAGAAAGGTCTTTCCAATGAGCCGCCGTCGCTGGAAAAGCATTCAACCGACCTCGTTACGCCACGCTCTGGAGCTGTGCAAGGACTTCGCCAAAGACGCGCACAACAAGGGCGTCGAGCGTATCGCCGATGAGATGGGCGTCGCAGATCACTGGTCTGTTTACAAGTGGCTGCAGACAGGGCGTATGCCGGCCAACCTGATCCGTCCCTATGAGCGGGCTTGCGGTTGCGATTACGTCACTCGCTGGATCGCCGCCAGTGCAGGTCGCCTGACCATTGATGTACCTACCGGCCGGCATTGCACCGCCCAGGATACGCAGGCGCTACAAGAGCTTCTCACCACAGCAGCCGGCAGGTTGCTCGCGTTCTACTCGAAGAGCTGCGAAGCCGAAGAGACTCTTGCAGCCATCCAGGCCGCAATGGAGGGGCTTGCATGGCACCGAGGCAATGTCAGCCAAACCCAGCAACCACAGCTTGAACTGGAGGGACAACCATGAGCCGCACCGTCTCAGCCGCCGCACGGGTGTTGCGTGTACTCAAGGCCTTAAAGGGCCACACCGTGACCGGCCTTAGCAACACCGAACTGGCCCATCTCACCCAGGACAGCCCCAGCAACATCACCCGAGCCATGCAGACCCTGATTGAAGAAGGTCTTGCGGTGAAGCTGGACAACGGCCGCTTCGCTCATTCCGTGGGCGTGCTGCAAATCGCCCAGGCCCATGCCGAGCATATGGCCCGGGTGACAAACCGCATGCAGGAAATCACCCAGCGTATTGCCGCTGGATCGATGAACTAAGGAGAACACTATGGCACGCACCAAAAACCAACCCGTAGAGACAGTTGATCTGCCAGCTCTGAACGGTGAAATGCTTACAGCCAGCCAGAACGCAATGGCGACTATGCAGGCCTCGCACAGCGACGAGCGTGACCTCGTAAATCAGCTGTTGGGTCAGGCACAAATGGCTGAGTCACTTGCAAAATTTTCGCTGACGGTCAGCACTTCTAAACTTGCTTACGTCAAGGAAACCAAGCTGTACCGGGGATTGAGCGGTAAAAAAGCTGCTGACGGTCAGCAGTTTTCTGGAACTTGGGACGAGTTCTGTTCATTGATCGGTCGTTCACGGCAGCAGATCGATGAAGATATTGCAAACCTGCGCACCCTGGGCGAAGAGGCGCTTGAGTCGATGTCCCGCATGGGCATCGGCTACCGCGAAATGCGCCAATACCGCCGCCTACCGGAAGACCAAAAAACAGCTCTGATCGAAGTGGCCAAGACCGGCGACAAGGAAGCCTTCGTTGATCTCGCAGAAGAAATCATTGCCAAGCACGCCAAGGAAAAAGAAGAGCTGACCCAGCGTCTCGACGAAACCAACGCCGACTACGAAGCGCAGAGCGAAGTCATGGCGAAGAAAACCGACGAGTTGGATAAGACAAAGCAGGAGCTGACCAAGGTTCGTAAACGCATCCAGGCTATGCCGGTGGATGAAGTTGCGAAAGAACTTCGTAAGGAGGTGGCAGCACTGGCCTTCGTGACGGAGAGCAGCATTCTTGGGGGCCTCTGCAACGGCTTTGCCAAGCTGCAGGAACATGCAGCAGAAAGCGGAGAGGATCACCGGCTCTTCAAGGCGAGCCTGATCCGTGAGTTGGAGATCACGCTTGCAACGGTTCGTAGCAAGTTCCACTTGCCAGAGCATGCAGATGATACCGGCGCCCCGGTTTGGCTGAACGCGGCCGAGGCCTAACCCATGAACCCGGTGCAGATCCAGCAACTAGCCCAGATCGCCCAGCGAGCGGAGAACACGCCGCACGGTCAGCGCACTGCTGTTTATCAGGCTGGCGCGGCTGAGCTGGGTGTTTCCATCCAAACGCTTCAGCGCAAGCTGAAGGAGGTCAGAGTGGCCACCCCACGTAAACGCCGCAGCGACGCGGGCAACAGCGCTTTGCCCCTGGATGAAGCCCGATTGATTTCGGCTGTGTTGCTGGAGTCGATCCGCGCCAACAACAAACAGCTGTCCACAATTGAACGTGCTGTTGAACGCCTGCGCAGCAATGGGCTGATCGTTGCTGGTCGGGTTGATGAAGCTACGGGCTTGTTTCGTCCGCTGACCAGCGGGGCCATCAGCCGCGCCCTGAAAAGCTACAAGCTGCATCCTGAGCAACTGCTGCATGATGCCCCTGCAGTATCGCTTGCCAGTAACCACCCGAACCATGTGTGGCAGGTGGACGCGTCGATCTCGACGCAGTTCTACCTGGCGGATGACGGGGCACGGGCTATGAGCAAGGCCGAGTTCTATGACGGTAAGCCCGGCAACATGAAGAAGATCGAACGCCAGCGCCTGTGGCGCTACGTGATCACCGACCACACCAGCGGCACCTTGTACTTGGAGTATGTGCTGGGTGCCGAGTCGGCCGAGAACCTGTGCACCGTGCTGATCAACGCGATGCAGAAGCGCCACGAATCAGACCCGTTTCACGGTGTGCCCTGGATGCTGATGACTGACCCTGGTGCAGCCATGACCAGTGGCATTTTCCGCAACCTCTGCCGGGCCATGTCCATCGACCTGATTATCAACCAGGTCGGCAACGCACGGGCCAAGGGCCAGGTCGAGCAAGCACACAACATCGTTGAGCGTGAGTTTGAGAGCGCGCTGAAGTTCCAGGCTGCCAACAGCCTGGAACAAATCAACGCCTGGGCCGGACAGTGGATGCGTTACTACAACGCGACCGCGATTCACACTCGTACTCGACGCACCCGCTACGGCGTTTGGCAATTGATCAAGCAGGAACAACTGCGCCTGGCGCCAAGCGTCGAGGTCTGCCGTGAGCTGGCGGTCAGTACCCCGGAATACCGCACTGTCAGCAACCTGTTGCGGGTTTCCTTCCGTGGCGCTCAGTTCGATGTCAGCTCTGTACCTGGCGTGATGGTCGCTGAAAAGCTTCTGATCACTCGCAACTGCTGGCGAGACCAGGACACCGCCATCGCTGTGCTGGTTGGTGAGGATGGTCGTGAACAGTTCCACGTTATCGACCGGATCGGAATCGACCAGTTCGGGTTTGCGGAGACCTCGGCAACGATTGGCGAACAGTACAAACGCCACGCCGAGACGCCTGCCCAGGTCTCGCGCAAAGTCCTGGAACAGATCGCTACTGGCACCACCAGCGAAGCCGACGCCGAAGCTGCACGCAAGGCCAAAGCCGTGCCGTTTGGCGGCCTGATCGATCCACATAAACACGTCAGCGACACCGTGTTGCCGACCTACATGCCGCGTCGTGGCACCAGCCTAAATGTCAACGCACCAACCGTCGAGGTTGCCCCGCTCAGTCATGTTGAAGCCGCGAAGCTTCTGCGCCCGCGCCTGGGCAACCTCTGGACGGCAGAAACGTTTGGCTGGCTACAACAGCGTTACCCGGAAGGAGTTCCAGAAGAGCAGCTCGACGCCGTTGAGGCCGAGCTGAAACGACCAGTTGAGGTCATGCGCAAACCGTTCAGCCTGGTTCTGGCTGCGGTTGGAGGTGAGTGATGTTGAAGCTGAAGCAAATTCTACAAGGAGTGGGCCGCCCTCAATCAGCCCTGGCCGAGTCGCTGAGTCTCAGCGATGCCACGGTAGCCCAGCTACTGAACCACAGTCAGTGGCCTCGCAGCCTGGACTGTAACGAACTGCAGGGGCGCATTCGTGTGTTCCTGAGCGAAGCAGGCGCCAACGATGCCGATATCGCCAACGCCTTTGAAGAAGTGGACCTGCCGTGCGCCAACACGGCAGATCCGGCCCAAGTGAATGAGCCGTCCGGGGAGGACGAACAAATGTTACTGCCAAAACAGACCCTACAGCCAGAAACTCGCAAGGCCTTCAGCCTGTTCCGTGATCCCTTCGATGATCTGCACTGCGCACAGGATATGTGGGTCAGCCCTGACATTCGCTATGTCCGCGAGATCATGTATCAGACGGCGCGTCACGGCGGCTTCATCGCGGTCGTAGGGGAAACAGGCGCAGGCAAAAGCACGCTTCGCCGCGACCTGGTGAACCGTATCGCCGAGGGTGGCGATCAGGTGATCATCATCGAGCCTTATGTCCTGTCGTCCGAAGACAACGACACCAAGGGCAAATCCCTGAAAAGCACCCACATTGCCGAGTCGATGATGGCTGCAGTCGCGCCGCTGGCAAAACCCAAGAGCAGCCCCGAGGCGCGTTTCGCCCAGCTGCACAAGGCACTGAAAGAATCGCACGCGGCTGGCTATCGCCATTGCCTGGTGATCGAAGAGGCCCACAGCCTGCCGATCCCGACGCTCAAACACCTCAAGCGCATCCTTGAACTTGAGGTCGGTTTCACCAAGCTGGTTAGCATCATCATGATCGGTCAGCCCGAACTGAATGTGAAACTCAGCGAGCGCAACGCCGACGTGCGTGAGGTCGTACAGCGTTGCGAGCGGGTCACCCTGGCACCAATCGAAGGCAATCGCCTGGAAGAGTTCCTGAGGTTTCGCTTTGATCGTGCGGGCAAAGCAATGGGTGAGGTCATTGACGCCAGCGGTATCCAGGCGATTGCTGAACGCCTGTCTCAGCCAAGCCGGCGCGGCGGTCGTGACGAGACCGTTTCGATGCTGTACCCGCTGGCCATCGGTAACCTGGTGGTCGCGGCCATGAATCTGGCCGCCCAGCTGGGTGTTCCGATGATCACCGCCGACGTTGTAAAGGGGGTGTGACATGGCCGCCCTGTATCTTGTAGGAGTTCAAGCTGCGCTGCCGCCAAGCATCTTGGCTGACGACTTCCCCGCGAAGCTGTCGGCCTTCAACGACCTGACCCGCGATTTCCGCCAGGCCGACATTGAGATCAAGCACCTGGTGCTGGCCGACAACAAAATCTTTATCGAACCGTCCAGCGTCGAGCTGCTTACACGGCGGTTTGGGCATGAGCTGCGGCGCATGCGCAGCTCGTCTAAGGGGCGATTCACCTGCCACACCGTGACGGTACGCGGCGTTGATGTTGCTTGGTACTCCTTGGTGAAGGAGCAAGACCATGAGTGAAGTCATCGTTCATGCATGTTCGACCCTCTGCAACCCGGACCTTCTCAGCGAGCAACAGGTTCGGGCTGAGCTGAAACGGGTCAACGATGAGCTGTTCGGTAAAGACCTGAAGATCATCGAACTGAAAGAGCAGGTCCACTCCCTCAACACGACTTTGGTGAGACTCGCCAAGCTGCAGCTCGCTGGTAACTACAGCGACATCTATAGCGAGATGCAGCGGCTCGGCGACTACTACCAACAGCAGATGGCAGCTCACGCTGCAAGGCAGGTTCACTGATGAGTCAGGCTCTTACTACTGCAATCGCTGCCATGCGTGATGCGGTCGATCACGAACGCCCAACCATGTTTTGGGACGAGGCTATGAAGCATGTGGCCGTATTGCTGGCGCATGTTCAGCAGCCATCCAGTGCGACGGTAGCACTTACCTTGACCCGTACCCTGATCACAGAAGGTCGTTTGTTTGAAGCAACCCAGCACCTGGACCAGGTGTTGCTAAGCCTGCAAGCGCAGAGCAGCGAGCATGTCATTCACTTGGCGGATTTGCTGGTGGCCTATGAGACCGCCCTGTTGGCGAAACCCTTCCTATGGCTGGAGATCGGCTCAAACCGCGTCGTCGGCTGGATGGTGACTGTTTACGACAAGTCTGGTGGGACAGAACGTGTAGTTGTTCAGGTGCAGGACCGCAAGGCTTGCGATGTATGTATTGAAGCCGCTCAGAAGCTCCAGGCTCTTATAAAGGAAGAATCCCATGTCTGATATCACCATTCCTGCGGGCTTCGTCCGCAACGCCATCGGCCACCTAGTGCCGGTTGACCAGGTGCGTGAGCAGGACAAGCTGCGCGATCAGGTAGCAGCAGAGCTTGCTGAAGCGGCCAAAAAGCTGCACTTGGACCTGAAGAACTTCAAGAAAAAATCGCTCGGTGACATCGCCGATCTGATCAGCATCGCGGGCGAACGCTACGGCGTCCAGATGGGCGGCAAGAAAGGCAACGTGACCATTGCCACCTATGACGGCAAGTACAAGGTTGTGCGTTCGCACGCGGACCGGCTGACCTTCACCGAGGAAATGGAAGTGGCTAAGGTCATGGTGTACGACTGCATCAAGACCTGGAGCAAGGGCGCGGACAACCATTTGCTGGCCATCGTAGACCGTACCTTCAGCCCGAACCGCAATGGCCAGATCAAGACCTCTGATGTCCTTGATCTGCTGCGTTTAGAGATCGATGACGACACCTGGAAAGCAGCGATGAAAGCTGTGAAGGACTCGATCCTGGTATCTGGTAGTGCCGTGTACATTCGCGTTTACGAGCGGGTGAATGGCACTGATGAGTACCGGGCCATTCCTCTTGACCTGGCGGTGGTGTGATATGGCGAACCTCAAGCAATACACACTGAAAGACACCTGGAAAGAATGGGAAATCACCCTTGAGGTCAATCATGACCAACTCACTGTTGAGCGTGCCACGCTGATCAATGAGTACTGGTCGGATTCGGACTATCGCCTTAGTGAAGCCGATCAAGATGTTGTCATGGCGGTCATCAAGATGGCAGCCAGACAACTGGTCTTTGCCTTTCTGGAGATTGGTGGCGGCACTTGTAACACCACCGAGGCAGCAGGGTATTGGACGCGAGACAACCTGCACAACCAAGAGGGCTGGGGCGGAACTGAAGGTAATGAACCATTCGGGTGGTGCGGCATTCGCCTGGTCAGCGCCGAGATTGAAGTCGATCTCGACCTTGAGTTCCAGGGGGGTTGATATGAGCAAGACACTGATCGAGTTTCAGGATCATCACCAGGACTTCCTGGTGTGGACTGTCGACGAAGAGGGCATCGTCACCGAAAGCTGGCCATACCAGAGTGATATATGGGGCGGTTTTAAAGTTACCAATCTGGCCGAGCTGAAGATCGGTAGCGGTGTTGAGTATCTCTGGAAAGGTCGCACCGGCTGGGTCAAGTATCCGGTGCGTTCGGTTCAGCCACTCATCCCGATTGAGGTTTCAGTGCGTCAAGACTGGAACGGCTACGTTACCAGCACCGTGCACGGCAAGCGCGTGTCCTGTACTCATGACTATGAATACCCTGTGAAGCGCTTGGCTGAAAAACTGTTCCCTGGCCGACTCAGTCACGTCGAGCGCCTTGAATGTGTGCCGACTGGCCGCCTGCATAGCAAGTGGCGAATCACGCCGGAGGGTGTGTGACATGAGCGAGAAAGAGAAATTTGACACCCTCGTTGTAGAGGGCATGGGTAGCGATATCCCTCGGAAGATTGGCGGGCTTCGGGTTGCTGCATGGTCATCGGGTCACGCTATCAACGACAGGAGTGAGCTGGAGGACTTCGTTCGGGAACTGTCCTACGGTGATATTGAAGATCCCCAACAGGCTGCTATCGATCTGATGGAACGAGGGGGGTGGGCATGAGCACCGCGCCGACCAATCCTACCCGCCTGCGTTACATCAAGATGATCCATGTTGCGCGACGTGAGCTGCGCATGGATGACGATACGTATCGCCTGATGCTGGCTGGAATGACGGGGTTGGACGGCGCGACGTCCACCGCTGACTTGAGCGTTCCAAACCTGCTGCGGGTTTTGGAACAACTCAAGCAGAAGGGCTTTAAACCTCGTCCAAACAAGGCTGGTAAGCGGCCACAGGCCAATGATGAGCAGTCCAAGAAGATCCGTTCGCTGTGGCTGGCACTGCATGACCTGGGCGCGGTTCGCGATCCGTCCGAGGCCGCTCTGGCCAACTTCGTAAAAAGCATGTCCAAGGTGTCTGCGCTGCAATGGCTCAGCGTCCCCCAGGCAAGTCGAGTGATCGAGAACCTGAAGCAGTGGCAGCACCGTGTGACCAATAAGGAGGTCGTATGAAAGCGCCCTGTAGCGCTCCGGGTGAGCTTCTCCAGACCCTAGCCGATCATGTGGCCCAGTCTGCCAAGGAGACCTTAGATATCAGCCCTGAACTTGCTGAGGCACACGGCAGTGAAGTGGCTATGCTGATGGCAAATGTTTGGGGAGGGCAGGTTCTCTATATGCCGAAAGGCATCCATCTGCAAGCCTCGAAGCTGCATCAGCAAATCTTTGATGAGTGGACGGGGCGTAACCAGAGGGAGCTGGCCATGAAGTACAATCTATCCCTGGCGTTCGTCTATAAGGTCGTTAAAAGGATGCGGCTGGCGGTAATCTCTCGCGACCAGGGCGATCTGTTTGCATCGTATGAGGAAGAGTAG